TGTGTTTTCGGGGTTATAGCGTGTGAAAGTGCGTTCTCCCTACCGGTAGGTCATGAACGTGCCATCTGTCTTCAGATGGTGGGAGGCTCAAGTTACTTGGGCGCTTTAATTTCGTGGGCCAGCTTGACGCAATCATCCATTTGGATGCTAGTTGAGTGCGGCCCTGCAGATCATGAAACAGCGTGTGTTGTAGGTTTCAGGCTGGCCGTGGTTCGTGGTATAGAATAGTACAGCGAGCCCTGAACAGAGGAACCGAGTTAAACGGGTTAGGGGGCATAGTAGTCTTTAGTGACGAACACCCTGCACCTAAACACGGGCAAATGAAAGATCAGCTAAAGTTTTAGAATTTGTACATAACAAATCGGGATTTGGCAGTTCCATAGGTTTCGATCGCTGGTGGGTGAACCCAGATTCCATATAATGCATGATGAAAGGTGATAAACGTAATAATCGTGCGGCCCAGAAGGTCTCATCCGCGTCCCCAGATTCGCGTGATGTCAGACGGCGACAGGCAAAAGTTCGCAATGATAAATCTGAAGAGCATTCGAAAACGAAGAATCATGGCGATGTTCGAGGCAATTCCCTTATAAATACATCTCGGGTGGTTGGGGAAAGTGGCTCGCATCAAGATGGAACTTCTGATTTGAATGTTAGTTCATCCTCTCACGATTTGGGTGAGAGAAGAGGTCGTAAATTTGAGAAGTTCAATAAAAGGAATAGATCTATACGACCTGAAGACGTAAAGAACAGCTTGGATGAGAAGCAAGCTGAGATAGACGCTTTACGCGAGAAGCTCGAGGAAAAGCGAGCTGAAGAATTGGAGGAGATCAAAGCTGAGAATGCCGAGAAAATATATCCAGCTGTTAATGAGTATGAATTATTAGCTCTTAACGATCGCTCCATCATGAAGCAGCATGACTACTATCGTCGAATAAGCGGTCTGTCTGACTTCAGTTCTCATTATGGACATGAAGAAGAGAAATTCATCTCCAGAAGGATTCAGAAATTCTTTGAAAGGAGTGAGTACTTGGCGCAAATAGTCGAGCAAAACTCCGTGTTTGAGTTGAAAGGTTTTACCCGAACCATACACAACTACAGACCATATGAGTTTCTAAACTATATTTACTTTATGAGATATGTTTTAACACTGCTTTTTGTATTATATTTTTTACAAGTGGTTTCCGGAGTGGGACTCCGCCTTATTATTTTTCCAGTGTTACTATCTTATTGTTTATATAGTCTTTATTGGGGCCTTGTCACAGCCGACATTGGCCGCTTTAAGAATCCTAAATTTGGTTTCCTGTGGAGTATTCATAAAAAGGATTTTATGGACCGGTATGTAACTTTATTGTTACTCAGTTTACCCATACTACTTGCTAGTGTGGTTATCCGAAGTTGGATTATAAACTTAGTTTGCTGGGACATCTTTTTCCTTTACTTCGCATTGATCCCAAGCTTCCTTGGTTTTCATCTGGTAGCTGTATTTATTGCTGTTTTAGAGAGCAAGAAAATAGAGAATACTCAAGATGAGCGACCAGTCCCAATGCGTAATGTCAAGATTCATCTTCCCGATCCGAGGATCTATGACGTTCGGTTCGTAACGATCTCGAGAGCAAGCATTGGTGATAAAATAGTCCAGATTTCATTAGAGCTTTTGGCGAATCTGACGTGTGCTACTAACTTTAGCATATTGGATCAGTTTGACGTAATACTGAACAAAATGTCATTATCTCTTAAAGGAACTGGATTTATTAATCTTTCTCGCAATGATGCCTTCAATAAAGACACCATTGTTGATAAGACTCTCGAGGTCGCGTCCATTCTCGCTAAAGACCGGCTCCGTCGTTCGGCGCTGGATTTAGTGAGAGCTCTTTGAATCCGGAACACCGGATGGAGGCTTATCCCTATAGGTGTGATGAGGGGTTGGGGCTTGAAAAAGACCCGCCTTCGGATGAACACTGTGTTATAGAACCAAAGTTTGTTCTATATCAGCCTCGTAGACCTGTTATGGTCTCCGTTGGTTGCCATGTTGATGGCGCGTGTCTCCCTCATCCTGATCCTAAAGACCTCCATACTGGGATTCAAGGAGCTAAGAAACGATTCGTGAGTCAGTCTTTAAAGATTGACCCTTTAATGCTATCACGTTTCGCTAAATTTGTCGAGAAATGGATATCGATGAATTTGACACCATTGGATTTTTCGTCTGACACCAGTTTTGAAAGGTGGATTGAGAAGACGAACTATCCGCTCTGGAGGAAAGCTGAGTTACGAACTGTCCGAGCTGGATTTGATTATCTGGCAGATAAAGACAGGAAGCTCAATTCTTTCGGTAAATATGAGACGTATTTGGAGTATAAACATTTGCGACTCATTAATGCTCGCACAGACGAATTCAAAGTTTATAGCGGACCCGTTTTTAAACTCATAGAGGAGCAGCTTTTCGCAATGGATTGGTTCATTAAGAAGGTACCAATTTCCGAAAGGCCTGCCTATATTAAAAATATATTTGAGAAAAAGGGTACTGGCTTGAACATTGCAACCGACTATACTTCTTTTGAAGCATCCTTTCAGCAGAAGTTCATGTTGGCATGTGAGATGGTGTTATATAAATATATGGTTAAAGCATTGCCGGGTGGTCTGGCCTGGTTTAAGGAGATCTGTCGAACTATGACCGGTGTTAATTACTGTGATTTTGGTAATTTCATCGTTAAGGTCTTAGCTCGCCGGATGTCCGGTGAGATGTGTACTTCATTGGGCAATTCTTTCAGTAATTTAATGCTCTTTCTTTTCGCTTGCGAGGAGAGCGGCCTACCTCAGCCAGTTGGCGTGGTTGAGGGGGACGATGGAGCTTTTAAAACTGATGAGTTGCCTGATGAGTCCATATTTACAAAGCTTGGTTTTAAGATGAAGATGGTCGGTTACGATAACGTTAGTGACATGTCCTTTTGTGGGTTGGTTTTTGACGTTGATGATTTAGTTAATGTCACTGATCCTATAGAGTACTTGGTAAGTTTTTCGTGGTTGACCAGTAGATACACTCATGCTCGTAAATCCAAGCTTCTCACTCTTTTGCGCTGTAAAGCTTTGTCTTTCGCCCATCAATTCCCTGGGTGCCCGATAATATCTGCGTTAGCGCAGTATGGTTTGAGGGTCACACGGAGTCATGATGTTCGTCATATGATTTTTCATTCAAGGTTATTTGACGAGTGGACTCGGGCGAAGCTTATCGCAGCTTATAATGATGAGAAAAGGATCAAAGTGATAGACCCTCCAATTAAAACAAGAATACTTGTATCGCGGCTCTATGGCATTGGCATTGAACAGCAAAAGTCGATCGAACAGTATCTCTCCAATAAACAGGATCTTTCTCCCTTTTGTCATCCTCTCATATCCCATTTCATACCGGCCCCTTGGTGTCATTATGCCAGCTTTTACACTAAGTATCAGGATGGTAGCATGGATATGAATTTCTTTGTTGGAGATAGAATCACTTGAAAGAGCCTGTGTTCGGCTCCTCTTTGATTCGGCCTGAGGGACACTCTTAGTCTGGGG